GATATTCTAATAGAACAAGGTGTGATAACACAGTCGGATCTAGACATAGCAAAACAAAACAAAAAACTTAAACTTCAAAAGTGGTCAAAAATTTATGAGCAAAATTAAAATCGCAGAATTATTTTATAGCATCCAAGGCGAAGGACGTTACATGGGTGTGCCCAGTGTGTTCCTACGCACATTTGGCTGCAACTTTACCTGTGGCGGGTTTGGTATGCCCCGTGGCGAACTAAGCATGGAGGCCGCTGGCATTGCGGCTACACATAGTTTGGTTACACCTTTTCAAAAGTATGAAGACTTGCCACTGGTGTCAACAGGTTGTGATAGTTATGCAAGTTGGATGCCAGAGTTTAAAGAACTTAGTCCCGTGCTTACAGTTGATGCTATTGCCGATCGCTGTCGTGATATACTTCCTGGAGCCGGTTGGGGTGATACGCACTTGGTTATCACGGGCGGTGAACCGTTACTAGGTTGGCAACGCAGCTATCCCGAACTGTTGACCCTGCCGTTTATGGCCGACTTGAAAGAACTGACCTTTGAAACAAATGGCACACAAGAACTCAGCGCAAGTTTCTACAACTTCTTGCGTGGATGGAAGGCACAAGCACCTGATCGTGAGATCACATTCAGTGTAAGCCCAAAACTCAGCATCAGTGGTGAAGCTCATGCCGAGGCTGTCCGTCCCAAGATCGTTTGTGAATACGAAGAAGTTGGCACTGCCTACTTGAAATTTGTTGTGGCACACGACACAGACCTGCAAGAGATCGAAGACACTGTAGCCGAATATCGTACAGCGGGCTTTAAAGGACACATCTATCTCATGCCCTGCGGCGGGGTCGAGTCCGTGTATGGACTGAACAATCGTGCTGTGGCAGAAATGGCCATGCGTAAGGGTTGGCGTTACAGCGACCGTTTACAAGTTCCATTGTTCAAGAACGAATGGGGAACCTAATGGCAACAAAGAAAACAACCGAAGAAATCAAAAAGCCCGCAGCCAAGCGTGTGCCTAAACCCAAGGCCGAACCTGTAAAGACAGCAAAAGAAATCGCAACCGAAGCAGGTGAGCCCTATGTGGCAATCATTAGCGTAGAGCTAGATCCCGACAACATTGGCAATGGTGCGTTTGAACTAGATTGGAACGACAAGTTCATTGCCAACCTAGTACGTGCTGGCTATCAAAGTAAGCCCAACGAAGAAGACAGCATTATTGTTGATCGTTGGTTCCAAACAGTATGCAAGAACATTGCCATGGAAACGTTTGAACAGTGGGAAACCAACCAACCCATTGATGCAAGACCACGTGTAATTGACCGCAGAAATCTAGGCGACGGACGTAGTGAGGCCAGCTGATGGAAGGTCTAAAGCCACCCAAGACCATGCGGGTCTATCAGCTGATTAAGTTGAACGCTGCCAGCGGACTAAACTTTGGTGTTGCTGGCGGTATTCCTGCTGGTAGCGCCAACTATATCGGCACAGGATTTTATACCACACTACAAGAAGCAGAGCATCATCGCACACTGGAAATTCTCAAAGATACCAGCGGTAGCGTGACATCATTTCACATCTTTGAACTTGAATTTCCTAACCCGGCATATAGAGAATAATGGATATTTACGTAAATGGTATTTTACAGGTGCCTGGCTTTGACTATGTAGCCAGCAAGAATTCTGTGAGTTTTACTCACCCCCCGGTAAGAGGATATGATATTGTCGTAAAAGATCTAATTGGCAACGCGACTCGGATCACAGCCGATGGAACTACATTCCTATACCAAATCTCAGCGCATAGCAAGGGCATCAATAATGCAATAGATCTATTTAACGATGCGCTGAAATATTATGATAATCCAGCAGTGGCTGACGTGTTGGATCAACTAAAAGTAGTAATAGCTCTAGTAGAGCAGCAATCCAAAACAGCTTGACACTGAAATAAACTACTGCTATAATATAAGCATGAAATACCTAATCGTCGACACAGCAAACACATTCTTTCGCGCACGTCATAGCGCCCATCGTCAAGCCGACACATGGGATCGATTAGGCTTTGCTATCCATGTAACAATGAGTAGTATTGCCAGCGCCTTTCGTAATCAAAAGGCAGACCATGTTGTGATCTGCTTAGAAGGTCGTAGCTGGCGCAAGGACTTTTACACACCTTACAAGGCAAATCGTGCTGTGGCACGTGCGGCATTAACAGAGGCTGAGGCCGAAGAAGACAAACTGTTTTGGGAATCGTTTGACGCAATCAAAGATTTCTTTATCAACAGCACCAACTGCACTGTTATGCGTCACGCCGAACTTGAAGCAGATGATTTGATTGCTGGCTGGATACAGTCACATCCTGAAGATTCTCATGTGATCATCAGCACAGACACAGACTTTTATCAGTTGTTGTCGCCCAATGTGGTGCAGTACAATGGTGTGGCAGATGAACTGCACACGCTAGATGGTATCCTAGACAAGAAAGGTAAACTGGTCGTTGACAAGAAAACCAAAGAACCCAAGAAAATTCCCGACCCTAAGTGGATTCTCTTTGAGAAGTGTATGCGAGGTGATGCTAGTGATAATGTCTTCAGCGCATACCCTGGAGTTAGAACCAAAGGCACTAAGAATAAGACAGGTCTGGTTGAAGCCTTTACCGATAAGGACAGCAAAGGATATGCTTGGAACAATCTTATGCTGCAACGTTGGACTGACCATAACGGGCTAGAGCACAGAGTACTCGATGACTACAATCGAAACGTCACCTTGGTGGACTTGAGCGCACAGCCCCCAGAAGTACGTGCCAAGATTGACGCAACCATTGCAGAACACAGTGTGCCCAAAAATGTAGCACAGATCGGCACCAAGTTCTTGAAGTTCTGCGGCAAGTTTGATTTGAAACGCATCAGCGAAAGTCCACAGGGCTTTGTTGACTGCTTTGCAGCACCTTATCCGGAGGCACGATGATTCCCTACACCGATACCGAACGACTTATTCTACTTGACGAGATTGAACGTGGAGATAAAGTTGTGATTCCAAAAAGCATAGAACATGCCGAATGTATGCTCAGAGTTGCACAACATTACATCAATGAACAACACGGAAAAACATTTAACGCACTAAAGGAAGACTATGACACAGCAAAATGAAGAAAAACTAGACGGCCGCAGTGAGATTGAGATTGATCTTCACCGAGAAGAACTGTATCAACTCATGCTGATGGCACACGAACAAGACATCACTCTCAATCAACTGGTGGAAAATATCCTACAGGCCAAGATTGACGAGGAAGTGGCACGCCAGGCGGCTGCGGAGTCCGATGGCGAATGATTAGAGATGTAGTCACGGGCGGACGCTATATGCAAGGCGTAAGTGGCCAGCTGAGCACTTACGTAAATAGCTACAGTGGACAACAAGGTGTAGGCAACTTGCGGTACAATACCAGCAATCAAAATTTAGAAGTCTACGATGGTAGTGCATGGATTACTATGAATATGGGCTATGCCAGTGTCGCACTTAGTGCAGAGGCCGAAAGTCTATTAGACTGGGCCAAACAACGGCGTGCCGAAGAACTAGAACTCAAGGCTAGAATGGACCAACATCCTGGCCTTAGAGACGCATACGAGCGCTTTGAGATTATGAAGGCGCTCACCCTAGAAGAAGAAACCAAGGAACAAAATGATTAGACGCACTCTATACCGCTTTATGGCATGGGTCCAAGACTATCCAAAACGTGAAAATGAGATCTACGCTACAACAGCGGCATCAGGTAAAGTGCGAGTCAGCGAAGAAGCAGACATTGACGGTATGCGATTCATAGTGATGCCGGCTGAAGGTGGTACCATTGTACAGATGCGTACATATGATCGTCGACGGGACGAAAGCAACAACAAGACTTATGTGATCCCCGACACCGAACAAGACATTGCTCATCGCATTGGACAAATCGTTGCCATGGAGTTATTGAAACAATGATATTCAAAAAATCACGACTACGCCTGGCCAACTGGTTATCTGGTGGACGCATCTTATTTGACAAAGAGGAAAACAAAACAATGACGGCAATAGCAGGACAATACGCAAGTGCTGGCATAGCACTAGGCAACTCAAGTGGTTTATATACCTTGGGCGCACAAGAACACAACAACGTTTATATCAACAGTGATATTACAATACGCATCACACATGCCAACGGTGGCTATATCATCAGCATCCAGTCTGGCCCAATACCCAAGCTGTATCTGATTCACGAGGATGCTGACTTTGATAAGGAGTTGGGCAAAATTATTACAATGAGTCAACTGCAAAAATGAACACCATCGCAAAACCCATAGTCAAGAACAAATTTTGGATTGTTGAACGTGATGGTGAAAAGTTGGCTACCATACAGGCCATTGATGAAGATGGCGGCTATGCCTATGTACACGATGATCAACGTGAGGTATTTCCCACTATCAAACTGTTGAGCAGCAAGTACAATATTGAATTTGCTAGAGCCGAAAAGATCAAAACCACAGTCGCCAATGACATCTATGGTTTTCCGACCAGCACACGGGCACACAATGCACTATTTGATGTACAGCGTTACTTGCCAATCTATACAAAGAATGCCAAGAGCAAGAGTTACTTTGCTGCCGGCTACTACAGCATCAAGTTGAACACAACCTGGATCCAGCAGTTCTGTCCAAAACTGATCACCCTGAATCGTTACGAGTACTGTGGACCGTTTAGCACAGCAGCCGCGGCACAGAAAGAAACTGATGAGCGAAATGGATAAACTCAGTATTCATGTACGCATGTTCAATGACAAGGTGCGTGTTATGAATCAAACACAGAGCAAACAACTGATCCTGTCTGCTCAAGAAGCACGTAACCTACATACCGACTTGTTTGCCTTGTTAACGCACATAGCAGAATTAAGCGACCAACCCAAGCCAGAACTTCCGGTTACCCAAATTGGCATGGATGGTGGTGGTTTTAAATAAACTAGGTGTTTATTGATGCTAAATACATTATCAAGGAAATGAAAGATGTCTAGACCCAAGCCAACTGTCCTGTTGGACCATGTGAACAAAACCACTTACAAAAGTGATCAAGTTTTAGCCAGCGAAGGCATCTGGGCGGTGTTCTATGACAATCAACCCATCAACTTGAAAACGTTCAATACTTTGGTACACTATCCCGGACCCAAGTATAAAAAGGTCAGCTTCTCCAACAGTGGTCACGCCATTAACCTAGCCAAGAAGCTGAACAGTCTGTTCAAGTCAGACAAATTTAGTGTGGTACTACTCAAGCAAGGTGACACAGTCTACAAGGCTTAACAAAACACAAGATGATTGGGTCATGGAGTGGGCCAGCGTACCCAATGCTCCCACCAGTACCTGGGATAGGTACCAATGGTTTTTCAATCCCACCAAACCCTCTAGTATGCGTCTCAGCAAGGCCGGCGCCACGTGGTTGGCAAAGAAAACCGACTTTGTGCTACATGAAATCGAACTGATGCAGCATATCAAACCCCGACAACTGCTACAGCTGGAACGGCTGTTGACTGAACCCTACTATATTCGGGACCTGTTGCATCTTTGGGTACACAGTGAGCAGGATGCCATAATGCTACAGCTACACGCCGGCAATCTTGGTCAGTATTTGGACAACCTACAAGATAATACCTAAGTAGTATATTGACCTGTTATGACTTTCTTGTTATAATAGAGTTATTGTAAACAAAAGGAGTCTGTTGTGGACGAGCTTAAGATACGTTTTGACGAGGAAGAAAACAAATACTATGTTTACTTCAATGGGCCTTGGGGCCAATGTGCCTACCAGTCGGACCCGTTTGACACACTAGCAGAGGCAGAAGCCTTTAAACAAGAGCAAGAAGATTCCGCAGACTACGGAGATGAAGAATGAGCCAAACTATTAAAAAGAACGGAAGCCTTGCTAAAAAAGGTAGCCGTAGCTGGTTTGCTGAAAATCTTAAACAAACCTTACATACTTCTCTAAGAAGTTATGCTGACGTAAAATTGTATTGTGATAATAATACCGAATCTAAAGTGTTTGGTGTTTACTTGCGACACGAAATGAATCAAACAGTTCGTGTAAAGATTGGTAAGGGCGTAGTTTATTTTTACAACGGCCGATCTATTTGTACACGCGACCATTTGAGTGCAACAGAAAATCCTCTCGAAACAGAAGTCTTTATTCCTTGTTCTAGTGAAGAGGCAGCTCTTACATTAGAAGACTCATTACATCGTTATTTTGGAAAGACAGAAGGTGTACACGGCGCAGTTGAATCTGCATTTGAAATTATCGATGCTCGCTGGAAAGCTCCGGCAGTTAATAGCGAAGGATCTGCAGGCGGAACTGAAAATTTTGATTTCAGCGATATTTGGGAATCGCGGATCGAATTAT